CATCGAAAAACGGGTCGCCATATACCGCCGGGGATTTCGGACACTGTGAGTCGCTTGTAGATTTACCTTCTTTTTCAAGTTCGAAAAGACGTTCGGTGCCAGCAACACAAGTTTTATTGTCGATAAAATCCCGCAGAATTGAAAACTTCTGCCGTTCAAACTCCTCGCATATAGTTTTAGGCTGTGTATTGATACCAGATATCCCCGCTAGCGCCGCCACTCGCCGCCGAGGTGCTTATTGTTCTAAGGCCACGACCGTTAGAGGTCAACGGCGGCACCGGCACGTCTGAAAAAGTAACCACGCCTGTCGAGGCAATCGTCATCGCAGCCGTATCTGAAGCACTTCCGATAGTCCCCGCGTCGGGAATAACAATATTGCCCCCAGTAGTCATTGTCCCGCCGCCTTGGTACGTCCCAGAGACATCGAGGTTGGCATTAACGTCGGCTAACGTAGCGTTAATTTCCACCTCATCTGTGGCATTAATATCTAAAACGGTGGCTGTAGGCGCGTTGATATATTGCGATGCATCATTAAATTGCAGCGCCATCGTGCTGTTTAGCAGCAGGCCGGTGTCGTGGACATGCGTGAGCGTAACGTCGGTGTTTACACCAAAATTTACAGCAGCCGTATCCGTTGTCAGTGACAAGTCGCCGACAGATGATATAGCCAAAACTTCCTGCGCCGCCGCCGACGCACCCGTCATAAAGGATAATTTCGTAGCGTTGTTGTCTGCCGCAAAAGTGCCTTCAGAAATAGCCGCAATGCTCGCGGCCAAAAGAATGGCGTCCGTCCCGGATGCTTCATCGGGAGCGGTAAAATCCAAACGGCCCAAAACACTTGCCGCCGTTACCGTCGTATCAGAGGTTTGAAGATTCAGAATTACGCCATCCCCTGTCTTAAATACAAGGTCATTAGCCAATAGACTTGCCACAGCCGCGCCACTTCCTGCGCCATCCGCGTAGACGATGCCCGCCGCACCATTGGCAATCGTGACATTTGCACCAGAACCTTGGGAAAAAATTACGCTTTCCCCGGAGGCATTAACCACAAAATACAACTTATCCGCATCATTGGGGCTTAACGTAATGGTGTTAGTACCGCTTGGGCTTCCGCCCAATACCAGAACCTTATAATTCCCGTCTGAAGCAGCGCCATCTGACGTGGATAAGGTAGTGGATGTCCCTGTCAGAGTGAGAGCGCCCACTCCTGAAATGGACCGGTCCAACATGTCCATGTTGGTGTTTGTCATGGTGCCCCATGTCCCTGCACGGTCCCCCGTTGCTGGTTTTTCGAGGCCCTGATTAGCTGTGTATGTGCTAGTCATAATTCATGTCCTATGCTGCAATTTTTATCCAGTCTGGTGTTTGCGAAGGTGTCTCAGAAGACCATGATGGGGATTGACTCGGGCTAATTTCACTATAACTTGGATCTTGACCTGGAATTATAGAACTCCAAACTAGAACCCCGTTTGTTTCTCCTGTACCGGATACCCCGGTTACGCTGACGTTAGCATCCCCTTCAACCGTTACAGATCCAACCGAACCTGTACCCGCAACACCTGTTACAGTTACATTGGTCTCAGTGGAAACAGTTACTGAGCCTACTGCCCCCGTTCCGGCAATACCTGTCGCAGATATAGTAGCGGCGCCCGTAGCAGTTACGCTGCCTACAGCACCTGTGCCCGCAATGCCCGTAACAGAAGCGGTTACACCGCTTCCTTCAGTAACCGTTACAGATCCAACCGATCCAGTTCCTGCAAGCCCTGTTGCAGAAACATCAATACTAAGCTCAACAATTGCAGCGCCAACCGACCCGGTTCCTGCAACACCCGTAACGGAAACTGGAACGGCTTCGCCCCATGCCCCCGATCCCCAAGTGCCGCGACCCCAGCCGGTAATTGCTGCCATTAAGCCACTCTTATAATCGCGTTACTGGCATCCGCAGCGGGAAATACAATCTTGAAATCTCCTGAACTAGAGGCTTTATCAGAACCAAAGTCCAAAACAATGACCGACGGATCTCCGCTGGCGGTGTCGTTATAAACCAACGCGCCTCTGGCTGTAATGGTGGAGGAAGACCATGTCGAATCAGCAAAATCCGTATACGCCGTAGTGCCACTGCTTGCAGGGTTTACCCGAGTAAGCGTGTTTCCGGCAGCCGTGTAACCCGTACCAGAAACCTCATTAGTGGCCGTATAAGCTGTCGTAGCTGCCGTAAAAGAGGCGCTATTGGTATACAGGGCAACTTTAAAGGTATTGCCCCCGCTAGCTAAAAAATTGTGCTTGGCTTCCATTAATTCTTTCTTGAAAGACGTACACATAAAGTTTCCGGTAAAAGCCATGTTAAATTCTCCTAATGGATTCAGCCAGTTCTAGATGACCGGCATCCGTTAATACGTTATAGACCGTGGTTCGATCACTCTTAACGGCTTCCCGCATGTAAAAAGCGATGGTTTTTTCTATATGGCGCTTAAAGGCGTAAGCCTGTGCCTGAATACCTGGATGAGTATCGTTGGATATAGAAATAATTTTGTTTGCACAGTGATGTGCCACTTCTTCCGGAGTAAAGCCACGATTAGTTGTCGTATGCACCTCTACGGAATAATCGGAAGGAAGGTCTACTTTTAAGGCATCCATCATTGTTTCGGCCTAATAACCATACCCGCACGATAATCTTCCGTAACTTCTTTGGCTTCCCCAAACATCTTCAAGGCCACCATAGATTCCCCAAATCGTTTTTCATACTCCGCCATTAAGTCTTGCTCCCCTTTCATATAGGTATAGGCTTCGGTTAAACATCCATATAAAAGAGCCAACGTGGCATTTTCACTCAACCAAGTTGTTCCACTGTCCCCCGCAGCCGTCAAACTGGCGGGTCGGTAGAAATAGTGCATTTCCGTGACGTATTCACTATCCGGTGTTGGGCCAATAATAAAATTGGTTATGTCAAACAGGGCATAATACCGAGGTGTTCCCGTTGTAGCACTGTTTGGGTTAAAAGACTGCACAAAATTTACGTCTTTGTATTGAAGAAAATCCTTAACGCTACTGCTTGTGATAGATAACGAAAACGGCGCTAAAAAATCGCTCGGCGCAGCTAAATACTGGTTAGAAGAAGTCATCGTCCCCGTTACATTTTTACGGAAAAGCTGTAATTGGACATTTTTTAAAATCCGTTCTTCAGACAATTTTATAAAATCGTCCATGTGCGCCACAAAAGAGGTTTCCGTATTTTCCGTATAATCCTGTATAGCGGTTTTTAAACTGGAGTAAGTAAAACTCATGTCGTTACCGTCACCTCTCCAACCTGACCCACAGACAGGGTGGGTTTAAAATCAGGTATTTCAGGAATAATTGTATCCACATACACCACCATCGGTTCAATTCGATCTGGACGAGGATTTTTCAAAGCCTGGGGGTCTATTACCTTACGTCTTGGATTTAATTGAGGTTGCTTCTGTTCCCATTCATCATAGCCAACGAGCGCTCCGGTCCATTCCTTTTTCATACGTCTAAGTAAATAAGAAAACCCAGACCTATCCGAAATTCCCCGCGCACGTTTTCCAACCGCATAACGAGACATTAGTTAAATCTCGCATAATCTAGGCTAGGCACGACATTAAACGAGGCTCGGTCACGATCTTCTACCATAGCCCTCTCCATTTCTTCTTCATATAACGGTTTCAAAACTTGAATACGATTGGGCGCTCGTTTTAAGGCAATGTAATAAGCAAGCCCTGCGGCCAAAGCGGGATAAAAACGAAAAGGTACACCAAGTGTATTTGTAAAATCATCAACATCGTCTATTCGATGCAGACGATCAAAAATGAGAATGTCCGTACTGTTTTCAGGCGCAGGCCAAATTTTTAAATTAGGCGTTACTTGTCTATCTAAGAAAAACTGGGAAGGACGGCCTGTTTCTATTTTATTGGGGATCGTAATATATCCGTCCCGACTTAAACGCCCGGCGGCATAACTGTTGTCGCCTCGTTTAACCACTAACGATAAAATATCTATGGTGCCCTGCGTGTCCGTTAAATCAACGGCAGCAGAAAGGGTGGTAGTTGCTGCGCTCGTCCCACCCGTAAGGGTTTCACCGCTGGTGAAAGTTCCTGTCGGAATGGTTATCGCCATTGAAGTAGCCGAGGGAAGATTAGTAATAGAGGCCGTAGCCCCGCTGGTTCCTCCCGTAATGGTTTCAGCTACCGTAAAACTTGAACTGGAACCCACCGTCATAGTTAAGGTGCCCGCAGGATATTCAGTAATATTCGCCGCAACAGTTATTGAGGTTTGCTTAATGGTCCATTGGTTTAAGCCACGGTTGGCCCAATCCGCTAGAAGCAAGTTCATAGAACGCTTCGCGGTTTTTAGATCATAACCTGTACGAACTTCAAGGCCGCACCGTTCAAAGGCTTCCTCAATATAATCACTTACATCGAGTTCGAAATTTATAGACCCAGACGTAGCCATTATTTTTTAATTCCGGTTTTTTTCACCGC